CCTTTACTGTTTATTTATACATAGGGAGATAAAGGCCCACAAATTGAAGATTGCTTTATTCACAGATGCTGATAAAGAATATTTAAGATTCACTAAGAAGTGATAACTATCGGAGAGATAGTTAGTGCTGATTACACATTTGTCTAAAACGTGTCTCCGCACGTTCTAAGAGGCAAAATTGAGATGCCTGTTCATAAATTTAATATTTGTTTATAATGATTATCTATTTTCATTCATATACTATCGACCCCACTCGGAATAGTTTACATTCCTAGCAAGTTGAGCCGCGAATGTGCTCACAAAATTTGGAGAAAAATGAATACACCTAAAAATTTAAATACGGAAAGAAAAATCGAACAGAAAAGAGCATTTAAGGAAATGCAATTGTCAGATAATTTGGGTTATGGAGACCTAAATTATGGGCAGAGTATTTCGCTTAAATGTACTACGCAAGTTCCGGATACACCTCAGATTGTATCAAGGGAACACAAACACATTATAGATGTTAATCTTAATGTTTTTGAAATAAACAGTGCAAGAGAAATTATAGAAAATATCAGAAATTTGAATGTGTTTAGAAGACACATATTTTATGATATGTTTCCTGTAGTTAATATTGCACTATTAGGGAGTGAAGGATTCTTGAGTTGGCCATTTGGTCCTCAAGATCTGCTCTATCAGTGGAGAGAAAATAATTATATTCTTGTGTCAGAAATTTTAATTGTTTTTGATCATCTAGTGGAACAGAATATAACCCCATCAAGTTATATGTCATTTATCGCAATATTACATGATATTGTGTATAAAACTACGTATCGAAACCATACGTTATTATACAATTCATATGCCATAGAAGGGTGTGTAAAACTTCTATTGTCAGTTAATTTTGAGATCAAATACTTTATGAAAATGACATCGCATGTTTTTGTATGTAGAGACAAAGTAATAACTGCAGATGTGATTATTCAAGCATGCAAATTATATATGGAAAACTGCACCAATATTCAAACTAGATCTAATGTTTCTAGACTTATTGGCTATATAAATTTAGTGCCCTATAAATTAGAATCCACATTTTCTGATATTTTGGGTTGCTCCAAAATAGTGGATGTTGCCAACGTATGTGATTTAGAGTCAGTCACCTCATTGGCATTACTATATAGCAGATTAAGATTATGTACGCATTATCTTGACTTTGCTAAAGAAATTTCCTTGTATTATATTGGATTAGTACATGGAGATAGAATGGGAATAAATATTCAGAACTTTGCAGTAGAATATTTACTCAAATTACCATCATTATTATCATCTATAGTTGATATTATTATATCCCAATGTAAAGCTCTATTTGCTGAAAATAGCACTGAAGAAATATTTTCTTCATTGGGATTGGGAACTAGTATTAATGCACCTTCCTCAGCTATGGATATGCTGTGGGAAATAATGATTGCTGGTGGGTGTGTACCATTTGCATATTTATTTGGAATAAGCAAAGGTGCCAGTATAGCTGAGGTAGTGCAAGATGTTAAGAGTTATTTAGCACCATTGTTATCTGCTAAGACGTTATTGGAGAAAATAATATATTTCTTTAAATTTATGTTAGAGAGAGGTTATATGTTTTTCATTACTGGCGAGATTAGATATCTATACAAATCTGACCTGGAACTGGACTTTTATGAGAATTGTGTGGAGTTATTAGCTAAAGTAGATAATGTACAGGGTTCCACTAGTGATGATCCAACATGCAATCCCTATGATTCTATAATTTCTGAATTGGATGTTGAAATTAACCTAGCAAACAAGTTACTTAAAACACCTGGTAGTAGAACTGATAGATTGCTGAGTTTTAAAGATAGATTAGTTAAAGCTAAGCAAATTATGATATACAATAGTACACATGGGAAGATGAGGCAAGCACCATATGGAATTTTACTTATAGGTCCACCCAGCGTGGGAAAATCTTTTCTAACAAATATGATTATACCTCAAGTAATGTCTACATATGGTTTAGCAGTAGATCATAACGTTAATATATATACTACTAATAGCAACGATGAATTCTTTAGTGGGTATGTACCAGCCAAACATTCTGTCATTGTGATGGATGATATAGCACAGAAATCAGTTGAAGCTAAAGATTTTAATGAATTGATGCTTGCTATAAGTCTCATAAATAATATACCTTTTAACACAGTACAAGCAGAACTGGAGAAAAAAGGGAATATATATGCTACACCTAAGTTGGTTGTAGCAACTACTAATAGTAAGAATGTGAATACATCTATGCTTAATTGTCCTATGGCTTTCCTACGTAGGTTTCTAGTTATAGACGTCTCAGTTAAGGATGAGTATAGAGTTGAGAATGCTTCAAATGTGGACACTTCTAAGATAGTGGGGATATCAAATTATCACTCATTAGAATGGCGCAGATGTATAGTCTCTGAATCACGGCATGTGGCAATGCAATGGAATATTCTTGGTAAAGGAGATATTCATGATCTAGCGGATTTTCTCAAGCTAGATGTTAAAAGACACATGTTGTCACAGCAACAATTTTTATTGACCATGGGGAAGTTTTACTCTAAATCCTCTTGTATCAAATGTGAAAGGATACAGTCCTTGTGTCAATGTGAAATACCCATTCTACACCCGTTGAATGAATATAAGGAAACTGTCGTTGGGCAGAAGCTTCAACCCCTAAATTACTGGGACTTGTTCTTACAAACTCCAAGTGTAATCTTTGAAACTTGTAAAGTCAAGCTGAATCAGTACTCTAATTACAAACCTTTTGAATTATTAGCTAAGGATGTAAAATTGACTTATCACAAGCGTACACAGTATAAACTCGAAGCACTTTGGGATCAGGAGGCTGAATCTGAATTTACCCAAACATTAAGATATGCATTAGCATTTATGCTATGTGCATTATACTATAAAGCTGAGAGCTACACTACAGTAGTTTTATATTTTACACTTTTTGTGATATCTGGACTTATTGTTAATTTATCTTATAGACTGTTTTTATGGTTAAAACTCTATATAATAGTCCAGTTGGAAATTGTCAAGATAAAGTTAGATAAAGTTACGTACCCTATTCTTTATTGTAAAAATTTGGCGCTAAGTACTCGAAATTATCTATATATAGATATGATTACTCGAATGGCATCAATGACAGACCATCAAGTTAAGCAGTTGAAATTGATTGCGTTATTTGCTTCTAGTGGAGCAATAATAACTTATGTATTTCAGGATAAATTAAGATTATTACTTGCACCAGCAAAACAGTCTATGATCATTGAGGAACCAAAGGCATTCGCATTAAATATACCAAAATCAACTCATGTAAATGTAAAGCTAGAGATGGATCACGCAATCCCTCCTGGTATAGTTAGTATTTGTAATAAAGCATCACTAACAGGTCATACTAGATTAGAACGTAATTTGTGTGTCATACAAATTAAATCTTTTCAAGAGAAACCAGTATTAGTACGTGCGATAGCTCTTACACCATCAATTCTTTTACTTCCTTTACATGCATTCAAAGACGTGCCTAGCAAAGGGAAAGTATATGTCTTCTTTAGTTCCAGTGGAGTTACAGGTAGACAGGAATTACCATATGACATGGAAAATTGGAAGATATTTCATCCTTTTAGAGATGAAATAGATTTAGTATTGTTAAATGGGTATCTAGGAGCAGTAGATAATATCTTAGATATGTTTAATGATAAGTTCAATCAGATAGCTATCAAAGGTCACCTATTAACTAGAGTGACGGATGGTTACTTCAATACACAGTCTTTAGCTGTTCATTTCTCACATGTAGCTAAGTTTGGCTTGCATATGACACTTGCTTTTTATAGTTTCAGTGACAAATTGGATAGAGATTTAGCTGGCTATTGTGGCTCACCATATGTAGGTTCAGATGATAAGATATATGGAATACATGTTACAACAGTTAATAAGACTTTAAATGCAGCGCCCTACGCATTTCTTATTATTACACAAACCATGATAATGCAGGAGATTGCTGCTTTTCCTAGACTAATAGTAGTTGACTCTAAGTTAGGAGTACTACCATTATTGGAGAAGCACGCATTATCGCCATTACATAGCAAAAGTTGTCTCCAACACATTAAAAATGGAAACTCTTTAGTTGTTGGTAGCTTACAGAATTTTCATAGAATAGATGCAGATGATATAGTTCAGGAATTGCCAATAGCTAGATGGTTACCTGATGACTATAAATGTCCATTAATGCAACCCATTATGAAGGGAGTAACAGAATTAGGAGATGACAACTACTATCAATACAAACATCCGTACCTAATAGCTTACTCCGCTAGTGACTCATTGTTTGTGGAAGATATAGATCTGAAAAGATATGAATTTGTATCTACTGTGATGGCAAATAGATACAAAGCATTGCTTGATAAGGAAGACTTAACAGTACACTTATTGCAACCACTTTCAGACACCATGAATATTTGTGGGTCACTTGGAGAATACAAATATATTGATTCTCTTAATCTCCAGACTTCTACAGGGTATCCCTGGAATTGTAAAAAAGTAAAGATGTTTACCGATAGGCAAATACCAATACCGATAAGTATGGAAATGGATAAAATTCAAGATTGTTGGCGCAATAACACGAGATATAACCCTATAATTGGATCTTGTATGAAATTAGAGCCTGTGTCTCCTAATAAGCGAAGAGATGGGAGAACTAGAGTTTTCAATGTGGTTCCTGTAGCATTTACACTACTAGTTCGCAGGAATTATTTACCCATATTAGCTATTATACAAACATATAGACACATCTTCGAATGTGCTGTGGGTATTAACGTAGCTTCTAATGACTGGTGCGAAGTTATAAAATTTCTTCAGCAGATGAATCCAAGCTTAGATAAATTATCTGATTCAGATTTTGCATATTATGATATGTTGCAGCCATCGTATGTTATGTACTCTGTATTAAATTTATTTATATGGATAGCCAAATATATTAAAAATAGGTATGCTATGCACCCAACTATGAAGTATACTGATGTTAATATAAACCAGATGGAAATGATTAGAGATGAATTGATGTGTCCATTCATATCAGTCAATGGCGATATTATCGCTTTGAGTAATAGATTGATCTCAGGTATCTCATACACTGTGAATTATAATTCACTTCTAAACTCATGGTTGAATAGATATGCGTGGTATGCATATTATACAGATGAATTTGAGAAATATGTTAGATTGATAACATACGGTGATGATGGTCTTAGAGCCATAGGGAATAAAGAGTTTACTATAGCTATGATGAGAGATGCTCTCAAGCCATTAGGAATTCAAATCACCTCAGCTGCTAAGAGTGGTGATCTACTTGCTTACCAGAAATTGTCTGAAGTAACTTTCTTAAAGCGGAGATGGGTTTGGTCAGACAGATATAATACATATTTATGTCCTATAGAAAAGAGCTCACTAGCTAAGACTCTAACATATTATTTACCTAGTGCTGCATTAACCTTAGAACAAATGACTACAACACACTGTGATGCAGTGTTATCAAATGTTTTCTTCAATGGTGAAGAAGAATTTTATAAGGTTAGTGATATGTTAGTGCAAGTATGTGGTAAGTGTGCAATTGAGTTCAAACCAAAGAATTATTTATACTATGAAAATATGTATAAAAACGATGGTTACATGTGGAAAGAGGGTTTCCAAATGTAACTTACTTGCAGGTACGGCGGGTGAGAAAACACCCGCTTGAACAAATAAAACACATTGAAGTATATAGCCATTATACAAGGTGTATTATCTATACAATAATATGCCGTGGAAATACTTTAGTGTTGCTTATATGACTATTTAGTCTTGATTTAGCAAATCGCAATGTATATAACTTATATTACAATAGTTATACGTAATATATTTATAAATAAATTAACTACCGATACAACAACACAAACTAGTGCTTTAGATTCTATCCAAAGGGGATCAGGCATTATTGCTGAGAATGTTCAGCAAACAAATACTTTGGATGATACCCAGGTCAAACCTGGGATTGATGGATCTAGTTATTCCGAAGTTTCTCAAACACCTATTGAATTGTCTAAATATCTTGAGAGACCCATTTTACTAAGAAGCCAGAATTATTTTGATTCTGGAACATCTGTAATCGTGGGAGCACCTTACTCAGTCGTGTATGGAACTTTATCATCACGAGCGAAGATGAGTGGATATACACTGTTAAGGACTGGATATAAATTTACAATAGTGACTAATGGTAATCCATTTTGGGTAGGACGTATGAGAGTGTCCTGGGTGCCACATGTTGCTGGAATGAGTGCTATTGAAACTACCATGGGAAGATTAAGTAATCTCGATGGAGTGGATATAGACATTAGTGCAAATTCAACACATGAAATGGTAATACCATATTCTAGTATGTATCCAAACTTTAGCTTACAGACTAGTGGTACGGTTAATCAACAGGGTAGTCTGGTGATGAGATCATATATGAATGCGAGTACGGTTGGGACAGCTTCGCTTTCCAACTCCGATATTCGTTTTGATATATATGTTTCTCTTGTTGATCCTGTTTTATCTGTACTTAATCCGACTTTACTCGCATTAGAATCAACATTTGAGAATTTTCCTAGGGGTATTTTGAGTGGTACAGCAACAATGATTGCTAAAACCAGTGACAAATTGGGGAAAATTCCAGGATTGGGGTACATGGCTACTGTTTCTAAAGTGGCGGATACTTTAGGAAAAGTGGCGAATGTTTTTGGATTTTCTAAACCTGCAAATTTATTAAATCCAATAGATACACAATTGACATTATTTAAGAATTCCCAGTATACAGAGGGAACTGATTCTGGAGGTAAACTGTGTCTTGATCCGAAATGTGAGGCTATTATTGACCCAGCATATTTGGGGACAACTGCTGAGGATGAGATGAGTATTATGTATTTAATACGTAAATGGTCTTTTCTAACGACAGTATTGTGGTCAACAAGTGACGCTGTCAACACTGTTTTGGAGAAGGTCATAGCAGTCCCATGTCATTATAACAAATACACAAGTGGAACGTTTACCGACATAGCGCATCAGTATACATCACTTGGGTATGTATCATTACCTTTCCAATACTGGCGTGGGAGTATAGAAGTTAGGATTGAGATAATAAAATCTATGTATCATAAAGGCATTTTGCGAGTCTTTTATCAACCTATGGGTATATCCGGTTCTCCTACTGGTGATTTAACCCAAAATGCTTTTGTTGTTTTTATTGATTTAGAAACATACACTGAAGCTGTAGATATAATTATACCTTGGTCCTTGCCTCAGGATTTTGAGTATGTTACAGCTCGTTACCCTGGACAAGCTCAAGGATCTAATAATAATGGTAGGCTTGAAGTTTCTGTTCACCGTAAACTCTCAAGTCCCATTTCTACTACATCTGTTGGGGTCAAGTTTTCAATCCGAGGTGGTAAGGATTTTGAATTAGCTTATCCTAGTAGTTACAAGATCATAGATTACTGTGGACTACCCCCTGTAGATGCAGAAGATGTGACTGATACACCAAATTTCTTCCAGGATTTTTTAGTGAACCAAGTTCCTCCAACATCTTCATTTTCTGTTGGAGCTTATACAAGCTATCCAATAGGTGCAGGTGTAGCTCCAGGAGATGTAGTGAATCAATCAACATATGTGATGGGTCCATTAGCTGATGTTCCTTCGATGGCAGGAGCACACTTTGGAGAAAAGATCACTAGTGTACGTTCTTTGATTAAGAGAGTGTCATATTATACTAGCATATTACCATATTTTGATGATGGTGCTAACTATGATACAACACTTAATGCAGTGGACATATTTGGTGTGTCCGATGTACCCATTGCACCAGGAGCGTATTATGATACTGTTGGTAGATCCTGCTTTAATATGAATGCGTGGACTTTCGACTCTTATTTTAGAAGACTATATACTTATTCTACAGGTGGGATTAGATATAAAGTTATATATAGAAGTCATGATGGTGTAGTTCAGCCATATGTAAGAGTTTTTAGAGGACATGCAAATACAGGATCATTCTTCAATAAGTTATGGTGTGTATCAGAGGGATATGGTACTTTAGAGGAGTATTCTTGGTTTGCTCATTTGGTTCTCAATGCTATGTCTATACATGGTGAGATATTATATAAGCCTAATTCCTTGGGTGGGATAGAATTTGAGATACCTCAAGGGACTTTAGGTAGGGCACATATTATCTCTAATGAAGATAAATATAGACAGATCATAGGTGGTGCCTATGTTGCTCTTAGCCCAAGTTTTGCACCAGACAATAAGCCGTTAATAGATGTATATCAGGGAGCAGCTGATGATACTACATATTATGGTTATCGTGGGGTGCCCATGTTATATAGATATAGCCAGAAAGTCACTACACGCACGTAGTGCAAGTTAAACAAATCTTTAAAATTTGTGCCAAATGACTACTTTTATAAGTAGGGGGTCAGGCCCATTCATTTGTGTAAGTACACTGACGTTTGAATTTTTTTCACAAGAAAT